TTACTTGGTTTAAGAAAAGCATGGTTAAGCGATAAAATCGCTGAAACTGTTAAGAAGAAACCAACACAAAAAGCACCAGCTAGAGTTGCAAGACCTGGTACTACAAATAAACGAAAAACGGTAACTCCTGCTAAGAAAGCAAAACAAAGATTAGCTAAGTCAGGCAAGGTGCAAGACGCAGCTAAAGTTTTTGAACAATTATTATAAATTTTAAAATAGGAAAATATCATGGCTCAAATAAATAATGTCTTTGATACATACGATGCGCAAGCTGATAGAGAACAGTTAAGCAATGTTATCTATAACATTTCTCCAACAGCAACGCCTTTTATGTCATCAATCGGTAAAAACTCAATTAAGAACGTAGTTTTTGATTGGCAAACAGAAGCTCTACCAACAGTAGATGCAACTGGTGAAATTGAAGGATTCAGATTAGACGGTTCTACATCTGCTTCTACTGCAACAGTAAGAAAAACTAATGTTGCAATGATTTCAAAAAGAGATGCAACAGTATCAGGTTCTCAAGAATCAAGTGATCCTGCTGGTAAAAGATCAGAAATGGCACACCAATTAGCTATTATGGCTAAAGCTTTGAAAAGAGATATGGAAACAGCTCTTTGTCAAAAAGGTGCTAGAACAACTGGTAGTAACACACAGGCTAGGGTAACTGGTGGTTTTGAATCTTGGATGACTTCAAACGTATCAAGAGGAACTGGCGGTGCAAGTGGTGGAGACGGTGTTGCTCCAACTGACGCAGCAACTGGTGACAGAAGAGCTTTAACTGAACCTTTATTAAAGTCAGTTTTACAATCTTGCTTCCAAAACGGTGGTGAGCCTTCACTAGCGATTTGTGGTCCAGTTAATAAACAAGTTATTTCTGGTTTCACAGGTAGAAGTTCAGCTAGACAAATGATTGATGCAAACACAGTAGAGGCTTCTGTTTCTATTTACGCATCAGACTTTGGCGAGCTAAAAATTGTACCATCTAACTTCAGTAGAGATAGATCACTATTATTAGTAGATCCAGACTATGCAAAAGTATCTTACCTAAGAGACTTTAAAACAGTTGATATCGCTACAGTAGGGGATGCAGTAACAAAAATGTTGCTTGTTGAGTATGGTTTAGAAGTAGGTAACGAAGCTGCACACGGCATCGTTGCTGACTTAACTACTTAGTAGAGTTAGTCAATAACTTTAAGGGATGTTTCGGCATCCCTTTTTTTTGTGCTAAAATTAAGCATGGCAAAAACTACAGTAATAGATCATAAAAAAAACTTTAAATCTGTATTTGCAACAGAGGATAATAAGTTTATATACCATACTAAACAGGACGTTAATCCTACTTTAGAATATGTAAAACAATTGTCTGAACAGACACCAGGTAAAGATCTTAGGCATATAGCGGAAGTTCCAATGATTGTGTATCAAAGAGCTGTAAGAGAAGGATGGGCGCAAGATCCAGCAAAATGGAAAGATTGGTTAAACCATTCAGATAACAAACCATTCAGAACATGGAAAGGTAAAGTATGACATACAACGAGCTAAAAACTAATATTGCTAATTTCTTAAACAGATCTGATTTGACTAACCAATTAGATTTTTTTATTGATGCAACAGAAGCAGAGTTTAATAGAAGATTAAGAAATAAAGACATGGTAAAAAGAGCTACTGCAACAGCAGATGGCCAGTATTTATCATTACCAACTGATTGGTTAGAAGCTATCAATGTGCAAATAGATAGCAACGACTTTAGCCCATTGTTCCAACAGTCTATAGAATCAATGGATGTGTATAGAAAAAGCAAAGGTAATGCTACAGGACAACCTGTTTATTTTGCATTGGTAGATAATACAATTGAATTAGCACCTACCCCAGATTCAAGTTATACGCTACAATTAACATACTACGGCTCTATAGATGCTTTGAGTGATACGAATACAACGAATTTTATTTCTACATCATATCCAGACGCATACCTATATGGTGCTTTAAAACACGCATCTATCTATCTTATGGAAGATGATAGAGTTGCTTTATTCACATCACAGTTTGAAAAAGCTTTAGAAGAGATGCGAATGGAACAAGAAAAAGCAGAGTTTGGTAAGGGATCTTTAATGCAAAGACGAAAAACTTACGGAAAAACTGGCAGAAATACTTATATTTTTAAAAATAATTAGGAGAACAGAATGGCAGGATTTAGTGATTATTTAGAAGACAAGGTCCTAGACCACGTCTTTGGTGGCAATGCTTATACAGCACCCTCAACATTATATGTTGCTTTATACACAGTAGCACCAACTGACACAGGCGGTGGAACTGAAGTATCTGGTGGCGGTTATGTAAGACAGTCAGGAGCATTTACTGTATCTGGTACTAACCCAACTACAGCTAGTAATACAGCTGCTATAGAATATCCAACAGCTACAGCAAACTACGGAACAGTCGTTGCAGTTGGTATCTTTGATGCCTCATCATCAGGTAATTTGTTAGCATATGCAAACTTAACTACATCAAAAGTTGTTAGTACAGGAGATGTATTTAGATTCAATACTGGTGATTTAGACGTAACACTGGCTTAATATCATGGCCAGTATAGGCTATAACAAAGGCTACTACTCAAGATCAAAGTATAACGATCTTGCTATACAAGCCGAAGCAACCATATCAGCAACTAGCGGATTTACCGCAGTTGGAACACAAATAGATGTACCTACAGCAGTCATACAGGCTGTTTCAGGATTTACTGCAACTGGTACACAGATTGACAGAGCAGTTGCAACTATTAGTGCTGTATCAGGTGCTAATGCAATAGGCAGAAAAACGCATGGTGCTAATGCAACGATTGCAGCAGTATCAGACTTTGACTCACAGGCATTTATAACCGTAGCTGGTTTCTCAACCATTGCACAAACATCAGGCTTTGATGCAACAGGTAGAGCAACATTTGCAGCCGCATCAACGATCAACCAAACCAGTAGCCTTGTCGCTGTTGGTGGTCTAAAATGGGAAGATATAATTGTTCCAGACGATACATGGACAGATCAGATAGTTGCAAGTGCAACATGGACAGATCAAAGTAACCCATCAACAAATTGGACTGAATTAGACAAACAAGAGGCAGCTTAAATGGCAGATACATATACAACTAATCTAAACTTAACTAAACCAGAACCAGGTGCAGCAGAAGATACCTGGGGTATTTCGCTTAACTCAGACTTAGATGCACTTGATGCAATCTTTAGTAGTTCTGGTACACAGATTAATCTAAACCCAAACCAAATTAATTTTGCAGACAATAAAAAAGCCATATTCGGTACAGGCTCAGATTTAGAAATCTACCATGATGGTAGTAATAGTTATATAGATGAAGCAGGGTCAGGTGGATTATATATTAGAGCAAATTCATTTTTAACTTTGCAAAAATATACTGGCGAAAACTTAGCACAATTTTTTGCAGATTCAGAAGTAAGACTTTTTTACGATAATGCACAAAAACTCGCAACAAAATCAACAGGCATAGACGTAACAGGAACAGTTACAAGTGACGGTTTGATTGTTAGCAACTTAACTGGTTCTGTAATAAAACTAGAAAGTACAGGAACAGGTTTAGGTGCTGATACAGTAATAGGTGATTTACAATTTTTTGGTAATGATGCCTCAACTCCTGGTGCTGGTGTTAAAGCATCCATAACTGCTACAACTGTTGCATCTTTAGGTGATGATGCACAGCTTATGTTTAGCACATCAAATGGTACAACTAATAATATAAATCGTTTGCTTATCGCAAACAACGGAGACATCTCCTTCTATGATGATACAGGAACTAGCCAAGCTCTATTCTGGGATGCAAGTGCTGAAACTTTAGCCATAGGTCATACAAGCCCATCTAGCACTTATAGACTTGATGTTGCAGGTGGTATCAGGTCATTTGGTAATGCACCTAGTTATACTCTTAGAGAAGATGATGCTTCTAGTCAAACATGGTTAATGGCATCTTATGGTGGTACTTTTGCAGTTAGAGACATAACGGTTGCTGGAACAGCCTACCCTTTCCAAATTGAAGCTGCAACTCCTAGCAACACTTTATATCTTGATAGCACTGGAAAAGCTGGCATAGGCACAAGTTCGCCAAGTGAGAAGTTAGAAGTTGCAGGTGGTGGTTTTGCAGTTACAGGTAATTCTATTAAAACAATAATTGCTTATAGCGATAGAGGAATATTTGGAACAACTACAAACCATGATTTAGAAATAAGAACTAATAATACAGAACGCATGAGAATAGACTCATCAGGCAACTTGTTACTCGGAGCTACAAGCACCGCAGGAGATGCAAAGTTTTATCTTAAAAATGGTTCAAGCGGTCAATCTTATTCAAATGTATCAGGAATGCTGATTGATGTTAATGGAACTTCAAATTCTTACTATGGTTTAAGAGTTGGCTCAAGCACAGGAAATAGTCATTTAGCGGTTACTAATGCTGGAAACGTTGGAATTGGAACGAGTAATCCTAGAGGTAAGTTAGATATTACTGGTTCAGATAGTACCAATGGTACAAAAATTATTTCTGAAGTTACATCAACAGATATTAGTGCAAACAACAACGCTTCTTTTTCTTTATATGAGATAGGCACAGAATATGGAAGATTACAAAGAGCAAGAGATGGTTTAGGCACAATTAAACTTTCAGCCTTAAGTACACAACATCTACAGCTTGAAACGTTGGGTACAGGTACTTTAAGGTTTGTAACCAATAGTGCAGAACGCATGAGAATAGACTCATCAGGCAACGTTGGAATTGGAACGACTTCGCCAGCAAGAATATTAGATGTAAATGGCACAGCTAGACTTGCAGATGGTTCAAGTTTAGAGTGGGGTGGTGTAAGTGCAAACATAGCGGGTTCTTCATCAACTGACACATTGTTCTTTAGAACAGCATCCACAGAACGCATGAGACTGGATTCCTCGGGGAATCTGTTGGTGGGGACTACTGTTACAAGTGTTGGCATAGCAAATACTTATGAAGGCATAAGCATTAAAGGTGAAGGTAGACTATTTGCTTCTGTTGATGGCGATTACCCTCTCAATCTAAACAGAAACACCTCAGACGGCACTATTGCTAACTTCCGCAAAGACGGCACAGCAGTTGGAAGTATTGGTACTAATAGTGGTGCATTGTATATAAGTTCGCCTTATGGGAATGATTCAGGTTTAAGATTTGTAAGCAATATTATCGCACCTGCAACAACTACTGGTGCTAATAGAGATGCAGCTATAGATTTAGGTTATTCAAGTGGTAGATTCAAAGACCTCTACCTTTCAGGTGGTTTACGTGGTGACACTACCTTTAAAAACAATGCAGGAACAACAGAGTATGGGCGTTTTGATTCCTCGGGGAATTTTGGAATTGGCACAACGAATCCAACAGCTCCTTTACATATAAGTAGTTCAGATAACATTACTGCTCAGTTTCATTCTACAGATTCTTTAAGTGAGATATTTATTTCTGATAACAGTTCAACAGCTAGTATTACAAACAATGTAGGTATCTTGACTCTTTGTGCAGATAGAGGAGACACTTTATCAGGAAGCATGATTAGGTTCCAAACAGATACCGCAACAAGAATGATAGTAGATGCTTCAGGCAATGTTGGAATTGGAACGACTAGTCCAGCGTACTCTCTTGATGTACAAAGCTCTGAAACAACTGGTATTGTTGCCATGTTTTCTAATCAGGCTAATCAAACTTCAGAAGAAGCATTAATTTGGATAGCAGGTCAAAACAAAATTAATTATGGTGTTATGCTTGGAGCAGTTCCAGAGGTAGATACACCAAGCGTACAAGACCATGCGTTTATAGTCAAAACTAATGACAGTACAGGAACAGA